CGCCCCCGCCAGTCCGGGGCGTTGAATTTTTCGTATTTTGAATAGGGCAGGCTGGTGCGGTTCGTCAGCAGGAGCATCTCCAGCCAGGAGGCGTACACCTGATCGAGGAAGTCCTCCATCATCCAGCCCTGGATCGTCTTCCAGTTGTCGCGCTCGTCGATGGCGCCGACCCGCATGGAGCTGAAGTTGACGCCCTCCAGGTCGTTGGCCAGGCCGTTGTAGCTGACATTCATCCCGGCGGAGACGCCGCGCAGGCTCCCCTTGATGAAATCGGCATACTGCGCCGTCGGATGATCCGGGGTGTAGGCTGTGAATTTGTATCCCGCCGGCAGCTTCTCGATCTGCCCGGCCTCGACATAGGAAATCGGGTTGCCGGCCTCGTCCGACCCGTCCATGCCGGGATACGCCCCGATCGCCATCGGGTCCGTTTTCTCGTAGAAGCCCATCTTGGAGGCCCCCATGCGGGCGGCGACCACTTCGGCGTATTCGTACTCGCCCACCTGGTTCAGGCGGCGGGCGGCGGTGTGCATCCAGGGTACGCCGCGCCCCTGCGTGGACCGCTGGGGGACGTAGCAATGGATGATCTCGGCGGCAGGGACGCGGACAGATTCCTGCTGCGTCCCGGCGTTGATGGTCATGTATCCGTCCCCGGGGTGCCGGGTCCGCAAATGGTACGCGACGGGGCGGTTCCACTTGTCGTATTCGATGCCCATTCGGATCTTGTTTTTCCCGTTTCCGGCCTCGACGTTGTGGGCCTCGTTGAGCATGTCGCCTTCCAGGATCTGCAGGGCGAACCGCCAGGGGTTGTCGAACCCGCGGATGATCCGCGCCAGGAACTCCCCGTCGCGCGCGACCGTGCGGATAAACAGCTTCTGGACGCCCAGGAACGACAACCGGCCGTCCACGGTGCAGTTCCCCTTGCGGCCCCAGCGCCACCACTCCCACTCGATCAGGTCGTTGGCGACGCGGTCATAGGTCCCGTTCGGGTCCCTGGCGAGGTTCTTCAGGGTGAATCCGGCCCGGCCGACCACGTTGACCTCGCACATCTTGAGGTACTTCTGCGCGTAATCGTTGTTCCGCTCCAGCTCGCGGGAGCGGGCGCGGGCCGTCACAAGGGAATAGCGCAGCTCCGCGTCGCCGGTCGTCACGGGCGCGCGGAAGCTGCTGGTCAGGTTGTCGATGCGGGCGATATCGTAATCGCGGCGGGCGGCGCGCATGGAGGCGCGGTTGACATATCCGAAACGGGCCAGAAGGTTGTCGATCAACTGCATCGAGTCGGCTCCATCAGATGAAACGGGTCCGGATCTTGTTGCCTGGATTCAGGCCGGCGGCGATCCGGTCGGCCGCCTGTTCGGATTCATACTCCGCCGCATAAAGCGCCTTCATCCTCAACAGATCTAAAATGGGCATTTTCACGATGCTGCGGCCGGAGATGCTGTACTGCGCCACATCGGAGGTCGCGCGCCCCTCGAGAACGGCTTGGATCGCATCCAGCATTTTTTTTGCGTGGCTGCGGTTGTCATAGAGGGCGCTGCGCCCGGCGATGTTGTCCGTTACGGAGACAACGCCGGAATCGATGGTGTAGCGGGTGGTGGTTTTCGTGGCGACGATCTGCCACTTGTAGTCTCCGACGACGTAAGCCGCCGTTACCGCAGCGGTGGCGGTGAAGCAGAAATCGTCCGGGTCGTCCGTGTCGGCGCTTGCCGTGATGGTGATGGAGCCTAACTGGCCGACGGCGACATATTTCAGCGTCCATCCTTCGGAGGCCTTGATGTCCTCGTATTGGATCTCGCCCGCGTCGTTTTCATAGGCCGCTTCGACATCGCGCCGAATCCAGGTCAGGGTGTCGCCGGCGATGATTTCAAGAGGTTCGGGATGTGCCATTCAGACCCCGGATAAAGTGGTGGCTTGACTGGCATCGACAGTATCACGGGTTTTTCGGGAAAAACGCAGACGGGACGATTCTGAACAGAGAAAGGGTATTGTTTGAACAGAAAAAGGGTATTGACATGGTTTTTATTTCACTCCGCGTCCTCGGGAATCTTCTTCGACGGCTTGCCTGTCCCGGCCCGGAAAAAGGCCTCCAGATTCTCGGAGTGGGCGCACCATTTGCCGTCGATAACCACGGCCGGCAGGCCCATCTGAACGAGCGAGTAGAACTTGTTTCTGGACACGCCGAGATATTTTGCGATCACTTCCGCCGTCCAGAGGATATGCTTGCTCTGACAGTCCGCCATTATTTCCGAAACCATCCCGTCTTCCGCTTCAGGATCCCGCCTTCCGGGCGCTTGCGGGCGGGATCGGCCGCGGGCGCGGCCCCGTCGCCCGCCGAACGGGATGCGATGAGGCGCAGTCCTCCGCCGGGGAACTCCATCTCGACGCAGGCCGCCGCTAACGTCTCCGCATCCAGGAGGTGATTCGGACGCTGGTGGACGTTCACCCACTGCTCGCGGCCCTTTTCGTCAAGCTCCTTGCGCTCCGCCAGGATCTGCCGGGCGTAGTCCATGCCCGTGTCGGCGTGGAGGAATCCGGCGCCGGGCAGCTCCCGCGTGTCGGCGGCGGAGGCCATCTGCAGGCGATAATGGTACTGGTCCTTGGCCTTGTCCGTGTCCACGGAGAGGATGCGGATCCCGGCGGGGAGCTTCTTGCCGGAGGCCGTCGTCAGGTTCTCCGGGCCGAGCTTCAGCATCCCCGGCAGCGGCGCGCTGGCGCCCTTCGTCCCCCAGAGCGAAACGCCGCCACGGCCCCGGTTCTGGATGATCCAGAGGTAGGTCTCCTCGGTCATCGTCATGTCCTCGTACTTCCCCGTGCCGCCCGTATCGACGGCCGCCCGGAAAATCCGCATCGTCTTGCCTTCGCGGCCGGCCACTGGGTAGGAAGTGTCGTAGACCAGGCGCTCCACGTCCTCCCAGGTCGCCAGGAACCCGTAGTGGATCAGCCAGCTCGTGAGCGAGGGCGACCAGGCCCGCACGGCGAACCAGAAGCCGTCCTTCTGGACGTCCACGCCGCAGGTGAGCGCGACGGCGGCCTCCGGTACGGTCTGCTGCGGGACATCGCACCGGGCGGAGAGGATCTGGTCCTCGTTCTTCGAGACAACGACCATCTTCCACGGCTCGGCCAGGTGCTTGTTGTGGAAGTCCTTGAACTTCGCCATGTCCGTCAGCCCGCGCAGGAAGGACGCCGCCACGGCGGAGAAGGAGACGAAGGGCGAGATCCACGACGGGATGTGGAATCCGATCTTTACGGGCCGCCTGTCCCGCAGGTACTCCCCGATGGGCTGCTCCGTCTCGCGGTCCCGCCAGCGGCCGCGGCGGACGGCCAGGTCGCGGTCGTAGTCGTTCCACTCGGCGGCGCAGTAGGGGCACTCGTACCAGGCCAGCTTCTCCGCCTCGATCGTCTCCGGATCCTCGGAGTGCCGTTTGCCGTCCGGACCCGGCTCCTCCTTGTGCGCCCACTTGATCTGCCCGAAGGACATCCGGTGCTCGTGGCCGCAGGTGGGGCAGACCACCCAATAGTCGAAGACCGCCTGGGCCTCGGTGGTGAGGGCCCTCCAGATATTTCCCGTTTCCGTCGTCGGCGTGGAGATCTTCCAGATCTTCCGGTTGTGGCGGAAGGTGGTCGTCCGCGCCTCGCCCAGGGAGATCGGGTCCGCCTCCCGCTTGCCGGCCGTGTCCGGGTACTTGTCCACCTCGTCGAAGATGAGGAAGCGGATCGGCTTGTTGGCCAGCCGCGCCGCCGAGCGCGCCCAGGCCATATAAACCGGCATGTGCTGGAACCCGATCCGCAGGATCGAGGCGTCGTCGTCCTGGCCGGTCAGGTAGCCGCGAAGCCGGGGCGACTTCTTGATCATCGGCATGATGCGGTCCTGGGAGTTCTCCTTCGCCGTCAATTCGTCGGGGTAAACGCACAGGGCCGGCCCCGGGTCCCGGTCGATGGCGTAGGCCAGGCAGTTCAGGACTGACTCCGTGGCGCCGACCTGGGGGGCCTTGCAGAGGATGATGGTCTGGACGGACGGGAAGAACGACGAATCCATGATCGCCCGCAGATGGGGCGTGGTGTCGTTCCGCCAGCGGCCCGGCAGGACCGACATCGTGACGTAGCGGTACCGCTCCGCCCACCGCGACACCGGTATCGGCCTGTGCTTCCGCAGGATCTTCCGCTCCGACTCGCTGAAGCGGATGACATGGCCGATCTGCCGCCCCGGCTCCCGCAGGGACGGCGGGAGGTATGGCGCGCTTCTGGGTATGCGGATGGTGGTCAGCATGGGGAATTCATGCCGTTCTCTTGCCCCCTTTCATCGGGAACCGACTTTCTTTTTTCTTTCTGCATGCTTCAGCGGCGAGGAATTTGATTGGTAACAAATCATCCGCTTCTGGATTTGCATTGTTACCCAGGGGTAACAATGCAGTGACAACCTCATGAGCTTTGATGAGCCTGTGTGCATGTATTCGGCTCATCCCCCACTTCGTCCGGCAGTATTCCTCGAACGTCCCATATTCATGCCGGTAGAGGCGGCTGTTGCGGATCTCCAGGAGGGACGCGCCCACATCGATGAATGTCATCAGGCCGTCCTTGATGACCCGTTCCAATTCAGAAAGCCTCTCCTGTTCCGATACCGTCAATTCCACCTGGCATCACCTCCCGTCATTCTCGTTTTTCATGTTCCGATAAAACCCGCGGATCTCAGCCTTGAACGTCTTCGGCTTCGGCCGTGATTCCGTAATACCCCTCTCCCGCTTCTTCGCTTCCGTCGTCGTCACCTCCCTTCGCGATCTCCTCCGCCGGCTCCGGTTCGTCCTCGATGACGATCCGGTAGTCCCGGGGCGCCGCGTAATTGTTGATGTGCTCGTCGAGCGACCGGCCCATCAGCAGGATCAGATCGCCGACCTTCTTCGAGTCGCCGGCGACCGTCCGGACCCACTCCGCGGCGTTCGCGTGGACCCAGTGACGCAGCCCGGCGTCCAGGACTGCCGCCCTTCCGGCCATTTCGACCTCGATCTGCTCGCGCGGGACCAGCTTGCCCAGCTCCTTCGCGTAGACCAGCTCCCGCTGCTGGATCTCCAGGTCAAGGCGCTTCAGCTCCCTCTCGGCTTTCTTGTGCTGGAGTTCGTCGATGCCGTCGCGCTCCCGCTTCCCGGTGGATTCCTTCTTCAGCCAGGTCCTGGCGTAGCGGTCCACGTCCTTGCTGAGATACGCGCCGTCGCGGGCGACGAACTTCCCCTCCTGGTGGTGGCGGTACAGGCTCGACCGCGTGACCTTCCAGCCCGCCCGCTTCAGGTGGCCGAGGACGTCGGCGATGTTGGCGAAGGATGCGGACTGTTCGTCAACTTTCATCTTCGCCCCTTGTCAGCAGGTTCCCGGCCGCGATCTCGGCGTCGGGGTGGTTTGTGATATACTCCGTGACCTCCGGGACTCGGAAGACCAATTCGGCGATCCGGCCGCCGACATACTTCCCGTCGCGCAGGACGGCCAGACGGCCCGGCTCGTTGACGATCCGGACGGCCGGGTTCTTCCGCAGCAGGCCGTAGAGCTCTCGGACGGCTTCCGGCGTGCCATCGGGGATGGCCGTTGCCGCCAATGCCGGCATTGACCCGCTTTGACCCGATCTTGCCGCGTTTGACCCGTTTTGACCCGCTTCCGACGCGCCTGGCGGCGTTTTTCCAGCCGGAGCCTTATCCACACCCCTGCCAGCCGACTTCTCGCCGCCAGAGCCGGTTTCCGCCGGTTTTCCCCGCCTTCCCGCCTTGCCGTCCGGCCCCTCGATCGTCAGCGCCGGCGGCAGCCCTGCTTTGATCCACTCGTTCAGGTCTATCCCCGACCGCGCCGCATCGCCGGGGTCCTTGCCCTTTGGCACGGGCCAGCGAACGCAGCGGTCTCCGAACGCGGCCGCCCACCAGGCCATCGCCTTCGCGCCGGCGTCGTCGTAATCGAGGGCATTGAGGATCTGGACGGAGCCGGTCAGGACGGCCCAGGCCTCCGCGTCCGGCTTCGCTGAGACAGACCCCATGGCGACGGACCCCGCCAGCTTGCAGGCGGAGGCGCAGGCGATCGCGTCCAGCTCCGACTCGACGACGACGAAGGCCCGGCGGTCCCGCCCGGCGATGTATGTGGCCATCGAGGATCCGGGCAGGACGTAGTAGCGCGGCTCTCCTTCCGGCCGGCGGATCCGGACCCGGCAGACGGCGCCGGCGGATATGCAGGGGATGACCAGGCCGACGGGGATCCAGAGCGCCTTCGGCTTTCCGTCGGCGCGGAGGACGTCCGGCAGCCCCCAGGACTTGCGCGGGCGGTAGATGTCCTTGCCGTTCTCTCCTGGATTCCATCCGAGGCGATATTCCGCCGCGGCGTCCGGTCCGATCCCCCTTCCGGACAGCCACTCGATGACCTCTCCGTTCCTCTTCAGGTTCTCCTCAGCCCAGGCGACGAAACGCTCGGCCCGCTCCCGCCACGAATCTTCCGGCTGCGGGTGCGCCTCCGGACTGAAATCAGGCCTTCCTGGGCGCGTGCCTGGTGGCTCCGGCCGCATCGACGGTCCGCCATACGGGCGGCCGGGACGGTCCTGGACGGCGATCCCAAGCTCCGCGCAGGCCTCCTTGAAGCCAAGGCCGTCGAACTCCCTCAGGAACTGGATGTTGTCTCCCGTCTTTTCGCACTGGCGGCACCAGTAGCCGCCGCGGCCGTCGTTCTCCGCGGGCCAGACGTGGAAACGGTCCTCTCCTCCGCAGCCGGGGCACGGTCCCTGCCACTCGCCTCCGTTGGTTCCGGAGGCTTTCCGCATCTTCACCTTTCGCTGCGCCAGATCGAGGACGTTCATCTAATCGTCAGGCCCTTGTAACGGAATATTCCGCCCGTTTTTGTCTTGTCGAACCTCATGGCCATCTGACGCCCAAACCAGGTCATAGTCTGGACATTCGGAACACCGAACCTGCTCTTCAGCCAATCCACAAACCACCCATACAAAAACGAAGAACCGACCGACCCTCCGTCCGGAACGATATTGCAACACTCGGCCAGGAACCGGTCCAGCAGATATTCTGAATATTTTTGCTCTCCCAGGATATCTTCGATTCCCCGGTTATAAGCGCGCCTGGTTATCTCCCCATAGAGATCCGGATTCCCAAATGTACATTTCCTAACCGAGGTCTCCGGGCCCGTCCCACGACGCCGGCATATGCCGGTCTGGGTGGATGATGCGGGCCCACTTTTCGGGTTCGTCCTGGTCCATAACCTGGATATT